TGCAGGTCGCGGTGGTCGGCGTGGCCGTGGCGGCGCCAGAAGGCGGCGGCGCCTTTGCTGCACAGTCCGCAGCCGGAGAAATACTTGAAGTCGGCCATGTCCCACAGGCGGTCGGCGATGTGTCGCCAGGTGCCGGCCACGTCGGTCAGTTCGGCCATATTTGTTTTGTGGTAGAGGCTGGCGTGACGGCGGCGGTGATGGCGCTTGAGATCCTCGAGGGCGGCGACCAGGTACGGGTGCGGTTGCGTCATCCAGATCAGCAGGCGGACGTCCGGGTCGGCCTGCACGATGTGCCGGCAGACGTCGTGGTAAGGGATGGCCGGTTCGTTCGGGGCGTAATCGTTGACGTAGCACCAGGACAGGTGCGGCCAGCCCTTGGTCGGGCACTCCGGCATTTCCGGCTTGCTGGTCAGTTTGAAAAGCGGGGCCATCGGCTGGCCGTCCTCCCAGCCGAGGCGGTCCAGGGTCGGGGTGGCCAGGGCGGCGGCGGCTTCGGGGTTGTCGCGGCGCATCCGCTCCAGGTAGCCGTGCTCGACCTGGGCGGCCCGGATGTGGGGGTCATCCATGCGGTGGGCGCCGTGCAGGAAGAGGCCGGGCCCGGTGGCCAGGGTATCCTCGAGGGAGTTCTGGCCGTGGAAGCCGCCGCGCTGGAATACGACCCATCGGTGCCGGGGCTCTGCCATCAGTCGGTCCTCTTGATCCAGGCCCGCACGATGTAGGGCGGGCGGTTGTCGGTCTCGGTGTGCTCGAAGGACCCATCCACGAAGCCCTTTGAAGTGCCGCCATAGCCGGGCTCGCTGCCGCTGCCGGTGGTGGTCGGGGTGTGGTCATCGTGATTGTTGCCGCCGTCATCGTCGCCGCCGTGGAGCTTGAAGCCGCCGGTGTCACCCACGTTCGGGTAGTCGCTGCCGCTGCCGTCATCCAGGCCGACGTAGAACTTGCCCTGGTCGACCAGGGTCCAGCCGGCGGGGATGTTGGCCACGGTGCCGCACCAGATGCGGATGGACTCATCGACCTTGCCGTCGAGCAGGCCCGAGGGCGCCACGAAATCGCCGCCGGCCTCCCGGGCGTAGGAGATCACGTCGGTCTCGCGGACGTTGGGGTCCTCGCGGCGGCCGTTGCGGGGCAGCCATACCTTGTGCGTCACGGCCGCGATCACGCCGCCGCCGGTTCGGTTGCAGGGGTTGACGTTCACATAGCAGCCGTTCCCGGTCGGCGTGGCATCGTTGACCCAGGCGGCGTTGGCGGTGTCGGCGCCCGGCGCCTTGCCCCAGAGCGAGCCGCCCTGGGCGGTGCCGCCGCCGAGGTGGACCACGGCCCACTGGCTGCCGACGCCGGGGGCGGCCCAGAGGATGATGGCGTGGCCGCTGTCGCCCGACTCGAGTTGCGAGGCGTCGGCATCCTTGACGTCGGCGTACCGGTGGGCGGTCGCGTGCATGTAGACCTTGCAGACAACGATGCCGCTGACCACGGCCCTGCAGGTTGCTTGATTCTTGGCGGGCCCGATCATCACGGCGAAGGTGCCGAGGTGGCTGGCCGTGGTCGGCGTGGTGCCGTTGAGGCGTGGGTTATTCTTGAACACGCCGATGTTCTCGGCGGACGTGGGGAATACGTCATCGATGCCGAGGACCGAGAAGCGGACCAGGTCGCCGCCGCTGTCATTTTTGATCAGGGCGATGCCGGCCTGGTGGCGGTTCAGGCCGGCGCGTTCGGCCAGCGTCATCGCGGCCCGCTTGTAGGCGAGGGCGACGTCGCAGAAGGCATTCCAGGCGGCCGCCGGCACGACCAGGGGGGCGCCGGCCTGCACGTGTTTGAACGGGTCACCGGCCATGCGCTTTATGCGGCATCTTCCTTCAGGTCAATGTACGCGAAGACACCCTTGGCCAGGGTGCCGCCGCCGATCGTGCCGTCGATGTCGACCTCGAGCACGTCGCCGGCGGCCAGGGTGGTGTCGGAGATCGTGCCGGCGACCAGGGCATAGGCGGCATCGCCGTTGTCGATTTGAACGGGGGCGCTCAGGACGCTGACGCCGTTTTTCAGCAGGTCGACGTCGACCACGGCGGCGCCAACGTTGGCGACCACGGCGCCGATCTTGAACTCGAGCAGCGTGCCGGCGGTGCCGACCACGACGTGGGCCACGTGGGTCTCGTCGGCGGCGCTGGTGTCGGATTCCTGGGCGACCACGCAGCGGTGCTGGTGCTCCAGTTTCGAATAGGCGACGCCAGCAGCGGCGGCGACCATCGCGTCGGTGATGGTGCCGGCGGGGATGTTGGTGGCGCCGAGGAACGTGGCCGTCCCTCGGAAGACAACGTTGTCCTCATAAGTGGTGGTCATGCTCGTGTGTCCTTTCGTCAGGTGCCGATGCCGATCATGGCGAAGTTGTCGGCTTCGTAGACCTTCTCGATGTAAACGCCAATGGGCCGCTTGACGATGGCCTTGGCGGTGGTGTCATCGGTCTCCCGGTACCGGACCCAGAAATACTCCCAGCCCTTTTTCGGGATGGCCGTGTTGAAGTTCAGCGCGATCAGTTCGGGGGTGCGGATGTCATCGCTGTTCGGGCTGGCGGTGAAGTTGAAGGTAATCTCCCAGTCGGCATCGCCCCGCTTGCTGCCGGCGGCGTTGAGGAAGAGGCATTCGCCGATGGCGCAGCCCTTGAAGGGGGCGTTATTGGTGGTGCCGGTCAGGGCGAAGAGGCGGCCCTTATATGTCGGCGTGACGGCGCCGTCGCCGATCCAGTGGGTCTCGCTGAAGCTGTACTGGGGCACGACGATGTCGACGCCCTCGACCGTCATGTCGCCGGCGCGGCCTCGCACGTTGATGGCGCCCTTGAAGTCGGGCGGGTTGTCGCCGGCGATCCCGTAGGACGCCACGGTGCCGAGGCTCTGCGTGATGTGCTTGGTGCCGCCGCCGGTGTCGAAGCTGAAGCGGGACTCGCCGGTCTCGGCCTCCTGGGCCTCGGGCATGACGTAGTCGACCTCGACGTCCCACCGGCCGGTGGTGTTGACGGTGTCGACCTCGATGGGCTCGAGGCGGATTTGGTCGCGGACCAGGGAGTCATAGGTGGTGGCGGTGCTGTTCTCCAGGAGGGTGCGGGCGGTGGATTCGCTGCTCGTGCCTTGCAGGACGTAATGCAGGGTCAGTTCCTCGAGCCGGAGTTCTCCGGTCTCGTCGCGCTCCATCCGCTGTTCGCGGCTGTCGATCAGTTCTGTCAGTGTCGCTCCGGGCACGGTGTTCTCCTCAGGCGAATGTGACCTTGCCCTGGTCGGCCTTCCGCACCAGCTTGCGGGTGTTGGTGGCCGTGGCCTCGGCGGCCTTCGCGGCGCGTTCGGCGAGGTTCTGGCCGCCGAAGACGCCACGCAGGCCGCCGGCGCTGAAGCTGCCGATGCTGGCCATTTCGGTGGCCGCCGCGGCGCGGCCGCTGACCAGCTGGCGGCGTAGGGCAAAGACGCGGCGGACCAGGGCTTCGTCCAGGCCCAGTTCCTTGGCCCGGGCCAGGGCGCGTTGCTCCTCGAGTTCGATGAGGCCCAGTTCCCGATCACGGCCCTTGCGCGTGGCCTGGATTTGCAGCTGGGCGATTTGGTGCTGCAGGTCGGCCTCTTCGGTGGCGCGTTGTTCGGCCCGGCGTTTCTGCTCTTGGGCGTACCGGGCGGCGTGCTTCTTTCGGATGTTTGCCTCTTCGGCGAACCGGGCCAGGTTCAGCTTGTTGATGATTTGGTGGTTCTGTTTGGCCCGGGCGATTTCATCGTCATACCGGTTATGCATCAGGGCCAGTTCGCGTTGGCGTTCGTCATCGATTTGCTGCAGCTTCAGCCGGTGGATGCGGCGGTCCAGGTCGGCGAGTTCCTTGACGGTGGCGATCGCTTCGGCCTTGGCGGCGGCGGCGTCCGTTTTGCCCTTGGCGATGCGGGCGCTGAGGGCGGCGGGCTTGTCGGTGCCGGCGCCGCTGCGGATGTCGGCCAGCCGCTTGCGCATGCGTTCGGCGTTGCGGACCTGCATTTCGATCTTGCCGCTGGTGTCCTCCCACTTGTTGTACAGGTAGCCGGCGCCGATGCCGGCCCCGTAGGCCATGCGCCGTTTACGTTTCAGTTTCTTGATGTTGGCGTCGATTTCCTCGAGCGCGTTCTCCAGTTCCATGACCTGGTTGGCGCGCATCGCGGCGTTCAGTTTCTTTTGGGCCTCGGCCATCCCGACCAGCTGGCCGGTGGTCTCCGTCATGCGGATGCCGAGGTCGCCATATTCCTTGTTCAGTTTCTTCGTCAGGTCCAGGGCCTCGCGGCGTTCGGCGTTGCTGAGTTTTTCCTTGGCGGCCAGCTGCTGCAGGCGCTGCATCCGCTGGCGGTCGATGGCCCGCTGTTTCTCGCCGGCGTCGACCAGGTTCTGCATCGCGTCGCTGGTTCTGTAAATCCAATCGAGCGCCTTCTTGAAGGCCACGGCCAGCGCCAGCACGGCCACGACGATGGCGGTGATGGCCAGGGCGACCGGGTTGGCCAGCAGCGCGGTGAAGGCCATCTTCAGAACGCCAACGGCCACGGCCACGCCCTTGATCACGCCAATCAGGGCGCTGAAGACGGCGATCAGTTTGCCGGCGATCAGCAGGCCGGCGCCGATGGCGGCCACGATGACGGTCCACTTGGCCACGGTGGCGATCATGGCCTTGTTGCGTTTGATGAATAGCGCGACGGCCTTGCCCCAGTCCGTGATTTTTTCGGCGGCGGCGGCCAGGTGTTCCCGCATCGCCTCGCCGATGTGGCCGAAGGCGATCACGGCGGCTTGCTTCATTTTTTGCCACTGGTGGGACAGCGTGTTCGCCATCTTCCGGTAGGCCTCCTCGGTCTTGCCGGCGCGGTCTGCCATGAGTTGGACGTCGCCGCTGAACTCGTCCATTTTCTTGAGGGCCGGCAGCACGCCACGCAGGGCCCGGATGTTCGGGAATAGCCGGGCGACGGCGTCGGGCGGCAGGTTGGCGATCCGCCTGAAGACGCCCTCGATGCCTTCGGCCTTCAGCGTGGCGCTGGACAGTTCGAAGCCCAGCCGGCGGGCGTAGGCGGCGGCGTCATCGGTCGGCTTCAGGAACGTGGCGATCGTCCGGTTGATGGCGGTGATGGCGTTGTCGGTCTGGACGCCGTTGCGGGTCAGCACGGCGATCATCGCCCCGAGTTCCTCGAGGCTGACGCCGGCCACCGAGGCGGTGCTGGCGACCATGCCGATCGTCGGGGCCAGTTTTGCGAAGTCAGTCCTGCCCTTCTTGACCACGGCGAACAGCCAGTCGCTCACGTCGGCCGCCTTGTCGGCGCTGAGGTTGTAACTGTTCAGGATCGTGACGATGGCGTCGGTGGCGGTCGCGGTGTCGGTGAGGCCGGCCTTGGCGGCCTTCACCGAGGCGGCGAGCACGTCAAGGGCCTTGGCCGGTTCGATGGTGGCGGACAGGATGTCATACAAGCCGCCGGCCAGGGCGTCGGTCGACTCGCCGAACTCGACGGCCATGCGGCGGATGCCGGCTTTGAAATCCTTCATGTGCCGCTGGGGGTCATCGAGCATCGTCGAGACCTGGGCCATCTGGCGTTCGAAGTCCATGAAGGCCTTGGCGCCGATGGCCAGCGGGACGGCCGTCAGGGCGGCCATCTTCATCAGGCCGGCGCCGGCGGCGCTGACCGATCGGCCGAAGGCGCGGAGGCGGCGCTGGGCCCGCTTCAGGCCCACGGCGGTTTTGTCGAGGGTGCCGAGTTCGACGTATGCCTTGCCGGCTCTGACGGCGGATGGGGCGACCACGGTTCAGCCTCCAAACTTCGACCGGGCGGCGGCCCAAAAGCCGGCGACTCGCGGTTCGACTTTTGCCAGGGCCGGGCCCATGAAGGGTCGGGGCCTGTAGGTCAGGCGGGTGCCGGCGGGCACGCGTTGCCATTCGCCGGCGGTGAAGTGGCCGCTGCGGTTGCGGCCTTGCTCGCCACGGATCAGCGTGGTCTTGCGGGTGGTGACGCTGCCGCCGGCCTCGAGGGTCGCCGGGGCGGTGCCTTCTTTGAACGGGACCGGGCCGACCACCACGGTCTCGGCCATGCGGTCGAAGGCGTAGAAGAGCAGGCGTCGCAGGTGGCCGGCGTGGCTGCTGGGCGGGCTGCCTGGCTTCGAGATGCTCTTGCGCTTGCGGATCGACCGCCGGGCGGTCATGCGGATGGCGGCGCCGGCGTGGGCGAGGGCCTCCCGGGTGACGGGGTCCAGGGCGTCGGAAACCGCCTTCGTGTTGAAGAAGGCCATTTTGAATCGCATCGTCACCATTGTCGGGTCAGGGCCTCCGCTGCGGCGGCCAGCAGCAGCTGGCGGACGGTCTCGAAATCGCAGCCGCTGGCCCAGGCGTCGGCGGCCATGCGGTACTTGGGCGAGTCTCGATGGCCTGCAGCAGGCCGGCCTGCAGGCTCTTGTCGCCGGCGATCCAGGCGACCAGCAACTCGGGCCAGGTGCACTGGCCCGGGCCCAGGGCGGGGTCGGGCGGCGGCGCGTTCGGCAGCCGGGCGTCGGGTTGTACGCCAAAGGCGACCATAGGTCTCCCAGCGGGCACACAGCGGCCCACGTTGGGCCCTGGCGGCCAATCGCCGGCCAGGGCGGTGGTCGGTCGACCAGGCCGCCCGCGGGGCACACGGGCGGCCCTGGCGGCCCGCTGGGGTTTCAGCTGACAAGGGGGCGGCCAGGTCAGCCGGCAGCGCTTCTGGCGGCCCGCCTGGGGGCGGTGGCGGGCGCCTTCTTTCGGTACACCTTCAGCTGCGTGCCGCGCTTCAGGCGGGCGATGGCCTTGACGGCGGCCTCGCCGAGAATCTTCCGGGCGGCCTTCAGGTCGGCCCGGATCACCTGCAGGAACTTCCGGCCGGCGATGCGCTTCAGGTCGGCCACGTCGACGGTGGTCTTGTTCGCGGCGACCAGGTCGGCGCTGTAGGCGGCGCCCTCGGCGGACTTGCCCTTGCGTTTGGCCAGGGCCGTGCGGACGGTTTCGGCCAGGGCCTTTTCGTCGGCGTTCAGCCGGTGGATGCGGTCGCGTAGTTTGCCGAGGCGGTCGATGTTTTCAGCCAGCGTGGGCATGCGGTCTCCATTCCTATGCGGCGCGCTTCGCGTCGGTGACGAACTTGCGGGTGTCGGCATCCTGGCCGGACAAGAAGGCCTTGAAGAGTTCGGCGACCGTGGTGGTCTCCTCGCCGATGCGCACGGGCTGCTGGCCGATGGGCCCGTCCATGAAGGCCTGGGCCTGATTCACGACCTGGCCGCCGCTGCGTCGGCTCGCCTCGAATTCTCGGCGGGCGTTCACCGCGTCTTTTCCCTTCTTGATGGCCACGGCCACGCCCGGGATGGCGATTCCAAACGACGCCAGGATGGGGGCGAGTTGGCCGTGCCAGAAGTCGGCTTCGTCGACTACCTTGCCGGCGATGTCGGTCGGGGTGACGGGTCGGTTTGCAGCGGCGGCGGCGGCCACGCCGATTTCGTGTATGCTCGCGGCGACGGCCTGGGCGGCGCGTTGTTCGGCTTCGCTGACGGACGGGCTGTCGGGAATCTGGACGGTCGCGGCCACGTCGATGCTCGCTCCGGCGTTGGCGGCGATGTCCTCGAGGCGGCGGGCGACCACCGCCGGTTCCACCGGCCCGGTTGCGGCGCCCATTTCCGTTGCCAGTCCTGTCAGTCGGTCGGCCTGTCCCTGCAGCCCGCGTAGTAGCAGGCCGGTCTTGGCGCGGTAGGCGTCGACTTGTTTGGTTCGGACTTCCCAGGCGGTGGCGGTTCCCTCGGGTATCAGTGCGTCGATGGGGATTGGCGCCTTGGGTCGGCCGGCGTCGATTGTGGCATCCATAGTCGAGTCGACGAGGGCGCCGGCCGCCGGCGTCCTGGGCGGCAGGCCGTGCTGCTGGGTTGCGATGGCGACCTTGTGGGCCACGTCGCGGGCGGCCTTCTGCTCTTCGTTGGGCGCCCACCGGACGCCGGGGAAGGGCCCGCCGCAGCCGGGCACGCCGGCCACGAAGAGGGCGCCACCGGCGAACATCGCGCCGATCAAAAACGCCATCAGGAGGGTGGTGGTTTTTCGCATGGCTTCTGTCCTTTCACGCTCAGCCGCCCCGGTTTGGTGCGGACGGTTTTGCCGTTGGGCACCAGGCTCTTCAGAATCCGGATGTTGTCGGTTGTCAGCGGGATGCCGGGCGGGCGATCCCGTTCGTAAGGGTTCAGTTGGGCGGGCCGCACCCAGCGGCCCTTCTTGCCCTTGTGGGCGTTGGCGATCATCGCCATCAGCGAGGACGCCCGGCCCCACTCATGGCGGTCGTGGCCTTCGGCCATCCAGAACAGCTCGCGGAGCGTGAAGGGCCCGGGGTCGACGCCCACGGCGCCGGCCAGTTCGGCGATCATCCGCCAGGGGCCGATGCGGTGGTCGCGTCGGCCAGCAGCCTCTTCAGTTCCGCTTCCAACTTCTCCGGCGCCAGTTCCTTCGCCAGCAGTTGCTCCATCACGTCGCTGTCCAGGGTCCGGGCCGCCGCCTCCAGGGTCATCCGCTCCATCGTCCGCACCTTGCCGATGGCCCTCTGGAGCAACTCTCGCCGTCGGCTCGGGAAAAAATCCGCGAGGGCCTCCAGCATGGCGGTGGTCGCGTGGTCGATCACGTCGCCCCACATGGCCCGGCCGAACTCCTCATCGGTGATGTTGCGTTCGTCGGCCTGGGGCTTGCAGAGCGCATAGATCACGTCGACCAGCAGCACCGGGTCGCCGGCCAGCCGTTGGATCAACTGGGCGTCGGTGGCGCCGACCAGGTCGACGTCGACCATGGCGCGGGTGCGTTTGGCGGACGTGACGTTGACTTCAATCGACCACGTCCGTTTCTTGTTGTCCTGGAATGTCGGCATTGCCCTGATCTCCCGGGTCGGCGTCATCGCCGGCGTCGGCTTCGATGTCCTGGGCCTCGGGTGCGCCGAGGTCCAACGGTGGCGGGTCGGTGTCGAGGCTGGCGGCGCGTGGTGTCGCCCGGACGGTGACCGTGACGGCCAGGTCGCATCCTGGCGGCGGCGGGCCGGGTGTGCTGACCTGCACGGTCGCGTCGGGCGGCAGTGCGTCGAGGGCCTCGAGCACCGCTCGCCTGGCGGTGTCTCGTCGTAGGCGGGCCATCTAGCAGGCGACCTCCCACCACTGGTGGTTGTCCTTCGGCTTCAGCGTCACGCTGTGGGTGACGGCTTCCTCGAGCGGTTCGCTGCGGGTGAAGTTGATCACCTCGCAGTCGGCCACGAAGCCTTCGGTTCCCACGGTGGTGACGTCGCCGTCCATGACGGCCACGGCCAGGGCGCTCGAGTTCAGGAAGGCATCGCGGATGGCTTCGCACTGGGCGTCCGAGGGGTCCCAGACCATTTCCAGTTCGATGCTCGCGTCCTTCAGCGCCTGCTGGCTCGCGCGCCATCCGCTGTTGTCGCGGGCGGTGACGTCGGCCTCGCCGGCCTCCAGGTTCAGCGTCACGTCGCGGGCCTTGTCGACCTCGCTCCAGGACGCGCCGTTCGGTCCGCCCGCCAGGGGCGTGGTGTCGATGTAAATCTTGCAGTCTTTTCCGAGCTTCTTGGCCATCGGTTTCTCCTCGCCGGGCGGGGCCCGCCCGCGGTGCGTCGACGTAAAGAGGCCGCACGGCGGTCGGGGCCCCGTGCGGCCTCGGTGTTCGCTTCGGTCATCTCGCCAGCCTCACGTCAGCCGGCTATGTCATCAGCCGCCTGCTCAGACGGCCACGCTTGCCGCCTGCGGCAGCGCCAGGCTGCGGTCCGCCAGGCGGATTACGAAGTTGGTTGAGCGGCTCTGGCCGCTGTCGATGTCGTCCTGCTTTGCGGCCGTGTCATAGTATCGATACATATACGCCTTGCAGGTACCGCCGCCGGCGTTATAGGCGACCTGCGGGTAGTAAGCCGCGCCGGCGTCAATCATGTAGTTCATGTCATCGCTGACGTTGGGAACGTAGATGTCATAGACGACGCGGTTGCTGGCGCCCCAGCACCGCATCCCGGAGCTTTTGATGGCGCTGACCTTCGAACCGCCGGCGATGTAGGTCGGGCCGTCGTCGCCATAGAACTGAACGACTTTGAGGTCCAGCGGCATCCCGCATAGGACGTTATAGAAACCGAACCCATCCATATTGGCCGAGGTCGTGACGGTGTGCTTCACCTGCACGCCGTCGCCGCCGAAGATCAGCTTCCCGGCCAGCGTGCCCTTCTCCGTCGAGCAGGCGCTCTCGAGGTACGCCTTGGCCGTGGAGATGGTCATCACGACGTAGTCGACCGCGCCGGTCTTCGTGCCGGCCGGGTCGCTGTTGGTTTCGAGGATGTTCGTCAGCGCGCCGCTGCCGTCCTGGCTCTGCCAGGTGAACGTGGCCGTGTCGATCCCGCGGTGGCTCAGCCCGCCGATGGCGTTGTTGGCGCTGAAGCTGCCGCCGTCGGCCGCCCAGTACAGGGCCATCTCGAAGCTGGTGGAGACGTAGTCGGACCCCCAGCCGCTGCCGATCAGCACCTCCTCGGCCTCCCCGTCGGTCCCGTCGTACAGCATGCTGCCGGCCGTGTCGGGGGTGGTGGTGCTGCCCGTGTTGATGAAGTCGATCCCCACCAGCTGGATGTACTCGGCGTTGTCGGCGTTTTTCTTCACCCGGACCTTGGCCGTGGTCGCGGGCAGGTCCAGCCAGTCCGTGGGGTCGATGTCGGTCACCGCCCCGGTGTCGGCCGTGACGGTGGCCAGCACGGTGTCGCCGCTGTCGAGGGCCTGCAGGGCCAGCTCGCCGCGGCCGCTGGTGCCCCGGAACCACGCCCGGGCCTTGATGGTCGAGCCGTCGGGGGTCATGGTGCCGGGCACGTTGTAGTCGCGGTAGTGGGCGATGGCGTTGGTGGAGATGTAGTCGGCGCACATCACGTCGCCGGCCGAGGACGTGAACCCGTTGGCCGCGTCGTCATCATCCCAGTGGACCTGGCTGCCGGCGTAGCACTTGCCCCGCAGGCAGCCGGCCAGGGCGAAGTAGGTGTTGTCGTGGCTGTCGTTGAACTGCTTGGCCGTGCACATCCGCCAGCGAAGCCAGTCACCCACGCCGGTGTCCTGCCAGACGAAGTGGGCGCCGCCGGCGTTGATGAAGTGCTTGTACCACTCGGCGTAGACCTTGCCAGCCGCCATGTCACCAGGCCTCCACGTTGATGTTGCCGCTGGCGGCAGAGGCCAGGACGTAAAGCTTCGTCGCCCCGTCGGAATCAAGCACGCGGATCAGCGGCTTGCTCGGCGAGCGTTCGGTCATGGTCGCGGTGGGCGCTTCGTTGAGGGACATCTTCGTCGGCGCCGCGTCATCGTCGAGCCAGGCGTGGACCACGTGCCGCGTCCCTTCCAGGTCGATTTCCTGCTGGGCCCCGGTCAGGGCCACTTGTTTGTTGAAGTGGCTGTCGGCGTCGATGCCGGCGCCGTCGACGGTCGCCAGCCGGCCGCCGCTGATCAGGTCGGCCAGGGCCTCGATGGAAATGTCGAGGCGGGCGCGCCCGGTGGTCGGGTCGACGGAGACGTCGGCTCCCATGAGTGCTTTCAAGGTGTCGGCCATCGTAGTTCTCCAGGCGGGCCCCGGGGGCCCGGTGTCATTCGATGTCGCGGTAGGTCAGCGACAGCACGCTGGTGAACTGTCGCAGGGTCTCTAGGTGCTCGGGCGACCAGATCGGTTCGTTGCTGCTGCCGATCCAGGTGGCGCCGACCGTGGCCTCGTATTGGCTCAGGTCGCGGCGGTTCATCCACGCGTCGATGTCCTCGACCAGGTTCAGCAGTTCGGCCATCTGCGTGTCGACGTCGTCGGCCGGGCTGAATTTCTGCTGCACGCCGACGTCGATTACGTAATCGACGCGGTCATCGGCCCTGCCGGCCAGGGTCCGGGCTTTGCTCTTCGGCACCACCGTCACCGCCAGGGTGTCGGCATCCTGCAGTTTCGTCTGGACCTCGAATTTGCGCACCGCCGTCACCACCGGCGAAAACGTGCCGGCGTTGATGGCGGCCACTACCGCGTCGGCGATTGTCACGCACATCGGGTCGGGCATCGGTCAGCCTCGAATCAGCACGATCAGCAGGGACGCCACGGCCGTCAGGCCGGCGCCGGCGGCGGCCAGGGTGATGGCCCAATGCCTGCGCAGGTGTTCCTTGAGGCACGTGTGCAGCCCGTCGACGCGTTCGTCGATGCGGATCAGCAGATCGTGGTCGGTCAGTTTTTCGGTGGCGTCGCCATTCATGCTTCTGTCACCAGCTTCGTATGCACGCGGTACGTTTTCCGGTACCGGTCGGAATACCTGTAGGGCGGCTCGTCGGTGTTGGGCGCCATGACCTCATAAGTCAGGGTCTCGCTGCCGACGGTCTCGGTGATCTTGTCGCCTCGGGCAGGTTCGATGGGATCGGCGCCGATGGCGGCGATCACCAGGTCGGCCCGGGTGATGAGGAAGTCGCGGGTCTCGACCTGTTCGACGGCGTGGTCGGTGACCACGTCGAAGGTGGTAGATCCCACCGTGGCGTTGACGGAGACCGAATTCGCCCCGCGGGCGTAGGTCACCGCGTGGCTGAGTTCGGCCTTGCGCTGCGTCTGCAGCCAGTCGCTGCCGGTTTGTAGCAGGTCGGCTGTCATGCCGCTGTCACCGCCTTCTGGATCAGCCGGGCCAGCACGTGCCCGCTGGCCATTTCGTGGACGTTCCACTGGCGAGCGGCCAGCCAGTGGAGGTAGTTCGTTACGCGGCCCGGGTCGGGCGCCCAGCCGGCGGCCATCGCCTGGATGTCATCGCGCAGGGTCTCCGGCTGTGCCTGGCGGGCCACGCCGGCGCGCAGGTAGAGGGCCGGCCCGTAGGCCAGCACCGGCAGGCCCATGGCCAGGCATTCGTTGCCGGCGTTGCTGTTGATGGTGATGGCGAAGCGGGCCTGGGCGACGGCGTCGGCCAGGTTGCGGGCGCCGCTGGCCGGCATTTCCCGGGGGACGGCGGTGTGCTTCGCTCGGCGCGGGTGCGGCCTGAAAACCGGCTGCAGGCCTGCGGGGATGGCCTTGGCGACCGCCTTGATCAGATCGTCGGGGTCGCGCATGGGCGATTCGTCCATCTGGCTGTCGCCGGGCACCTGGCCGAGGACCAGGACGTTGCCGTTCTGGCGGGCCCGTACCGGTTCCAGGGGTCGGGGCCAGACGGCCTGCAGGCGGGCTGCGCCTTCGGCCGGTGCCGGGCGATGCAGCTGATTAGTCCAGCTGGCCCAGTGGAGGATGCCCTGGTGGTCGATCTGGCTATAGGCGCGGCGATCAAAGAACCCGTGCTCCATCACCAGCATGGGGACGCCGGCGGCTCGGGCGCCGGCGGCGGTCTCCATGTAGAGGGCCTTGCGGCCGTTCCACATCAGGACCAGCTGCGGGTCGATGAAGCAGGGCCAATCGCCCGGCTCGGCGACCTGGACGTTGCAGCCCAGGCGTTCGAGGCCGGCGCTCAGGTGTTGGAAGCATTGCTGCTCGTCGAGCCATTGCTGGCGCGTGGCGACCAGGCCCACGCGCATGCCGTCGAAGGGCGGCGGCGCCTTGTCGCGGTCGGCGTCGATGCCGTCGGCGGCCGGGTCATACGCCGGCAGTTCGGCGCGGCCGTTCATCCACATGTGCATCACGAAGGGCAATTGCCCGAGGGTCTGGTGGATCAGGTCCCAGAGGACGCTGCGGGGGTCCTCGCCGGCGGCCAGGCGTTTGAACCGGTGCACGGCGTCGCCGCCGGCGGCGGGGTAGAAGAACGGCCAGCGGAGGACCTGGAAGAGATCGCCTCGCTTGGCGATCAGCTTGGTCATCAAGGCGGGGCCGAAGGCGTTTTTGCCGGCGCGGACCGTGCTGCCGGCGACCCAGTTGCGGATGAAGGCCCAGGCGGGCTGGCCGGCCTCGCTGGCCAGGCAGCCGTTGGCGATGTGGAGCAGGCGATTCTTCTGGCCGTGCTGTTCGGTGACCACCAGGCGTTTGCCGTCCAGGCCGTAGGCGGACTCGATGTCGGCGACCGGGCGGAAGGGCCAATAGTCGACGTCGAAATACCAGCCGCCGAAGCGTTCGATGGCGCTGTACCGCAGCAGGTCGGCCTGCACGACGCGGATGCCCTCGCAGCGGTCATACATCGGGGCATAATCCGGGTGGAGTACTTCGCGGCCGTGGACGCGGATGTCGTGGTCGGGGTTGAGCCGGCGGAACTCTTCGATGTTGCGGCGGGCCCAGTCGGGCATGGGCGGGCCGATCCAGACGAAATGTATCAGCTTCGGGATCATCCATACCTCCGAAACCATACATGGCCGCTGGCCTCCTGGAAGCCGGCGGGCGCGTAGCCTTGCTCGATGAATTCGGCGATGGCCGCCGTGGCCAGGTTGTCGGCGCCGGGGACGTAGTCGTGGACGGCGATGATGCCGCCCGGGTTCAGATGCTCCCAGGCCCAGGGCAGGGCGGCCCGGGTCGGGGCGTAGTGGTCGAGATCCACGTGAACGAAGGCCAGGCCGTCCTCGAGGTGGATGCCCTCGAACACGTCGGGAATCCAGCCCTGCCAAATCCGCACCCAGCCGGCGATCGGTTCGACGGCCGCCTGGACGGGCCCGGTGCCGCCGGCGTCGAGGCCGCCGGCGGGGAAGAGGCACTTGCCGTCGGGCTCGAGGTCGCGGTCGGTGGGGTCGGGCATGCCTTCGAAGCTGTCGACGGCGTGGGCGACGCGGCCGGAGAAGCGGGCGGCCAGGGCCAGGGGCACGAAGGTGTGACCGTACCAGACGCCCAGTTCGGCGAAATCGCCGGGGACGCCGGCGGTCTGCCGCACCAGGTGTGCGATGTGATCGTATCGTGCCCGCGGGTTCATGCCCTGTCTCCGGTGAGGCGTTGGCGGACGGCGGTGCCGCCCGTGATGCGTTCGCGTATGACGTCGACGCCCTCGATCCGCAGCCAGTTGATCAGCAGCGTCCAGGCGTCGGCTTCGCGGGCCCAACGTTCGGGCTCGCGCTTGTGTCGGTCCAGGCGGGCGCCATCCCAGTCGGCCGTGCCCTCGAGGTCGCACCCGAGGACGCGGATGTCGGTGGCGCCGAGGTTCCATGCGGCGACCACGGCCACGGTGGCGGACCAGGAGTCCCAGCCGGTGTTGCGGGGCGGGTGTGCGAGGTCATCCCGCATGACCGAATGGTGCCGGCCGGCTTCGGGCCGTTCGGCCAGCAGCGTCTGCCAGTGCTGCCGGGCCATGATGATGGCCGGTCGGCCGAGCGGCTGGACGTCGCCGAAACTCTCCGGGTCCCAGATGGACCAGAAGTCGGCCGGCCAGGCGGCGGCCGCCCGGTTTACCGCGATCACGTGATCGAAGTCTCCCAGGCGGCCGGCCCGCAGTTCTGGCAGGGCGCTGGCCAGGGACGGCCCGGGGCACAGCACCGCTGCGCGTTTTCCCGGCCTGGCCATGCGGCGCCTACTGGTTCATTCGGACGCGGACCGTGGTGTCGGTGTCCGTCGCGGCGGCGACCGTCTTGCCGATCAGCTTGTTGCTGCCGGCGGTCTCGGTGGCGACGTCGTTCGTATCGTCCCAGTACACGTTTTTGCCGGCGGCGATGGCGCTGCCGCTTGTCGTGCCCTTGGGGAAGTCGAAGACGCCCGAGACGGCCAGGGCGCCGAGGGCGTTGGCGGCGATGTCCTTCTTCGCCACGCCCACCAGTTCGTTCTGGACCACGACGTCGCCGGCCGTCACCGCCGCTGCGGGGGTGTAGTCGACCGAGATGCCATCGTGGCGGAAGTTCACATTGCTCATTGCGGGTCTCCAGTTCGGGCGGCCGCCGTGCCGGTCGCGGACTATGGTTGCGCGTCAGATGTTTCCGCTCACGTTCGCAGTAAGCGATTCTTGTTGGCCTATGCTGCTAACGGAGGAGGGTTTGCGCTCCTCTGTGGTTTCCAGACGAGTTTCCACCAGTCTCTGCGCGCCGGTGCCGCCGGCGGCGCGGTGCCGGCGGCGGGGTTGTCTGCTGCAGCGGGCCGGTCAGGCGGCGCCGGCTTAGGCGCTGCCCTTGCTCTTCAGGCCGCCCCGGTATTCCTGGAGGCTGACGCCGAAGTCGAAATAGCCCCGGAACTGCACGCCCAGGACGTTGAAGTCGGCGTCGGCCCGCTCCACGACCGGGTTCTGCTGGCCGTTCAGGAACACGACCTCGATGACGGGCATGTCGCCCGGGGCGGCGAGCAGATACCAGGCGGCCGTGCTGTACCCGGTGATCCCGCTGTTGCTCAGGTACGACGAGCGGACCGGCGTGAAGTTGCCGGCGTGCGGGTTCTTGGTCAGGTACTTCGTGGACGCGGTGGTGTCACGCAGCTCCACGGACTGGGCCAGCTGGGTCGCCGTCACGATGAGGGCGTTCGGGACCAGGAGAATCTTCGGCGCGATGGCGACGGGGTCGCCGTCCGGGTCGGTCTGGTCATAAAACGCGGTCTCGGCCGTGGTGAGCGCGTTGACGCTCAGGGCCGTGGCGGCGCCGCTAATGTAGTTCCCGCGGCCGGAGGTGAAGAAGGACCCGTTGTTCAGGAATGCGGTCCAGAACACGGTGTTCAACTTCAGCGCGGCCCCGCGGCCGATCTTCGTCGGCACGGCCGTCAGCGCGCCGAGGTCATCGTTGATGATGTCGGTGCGCGTGATGGCGTACATCCGGCCGTAGGTGTCCGCCTGGTTGGTGTAGCTTTCGGACCCGACGGTGCCGTGCTTGAGCTCGCCGGTCGGCCCGACCTGGTCGAACTCCATATTGCCGGTCAGCCGGTAGCTGGTGACCTGCTTGAAGTCCTTCACCGGGCGGGTGGCGGCGATGGCCCGCCAGCTGTCCTCGACGGCGTTGAAGCCGGCGAGCAGGGACTTGTTCGCCACGTTGCCGAGGATGCCCGAAAGGCTCAGCGTGCTGAATGCGGCCTGCAGCCAGGCGGTCGGGTCCTGCTGGTAACGCGGAAGTTCCACGCCGTCGATGGCGGCGGCCATCGCGCAGAACTCCTGGAAGCCCACGCCACGCAGGTTGGCGGCGGCCTCGAGGGCGGGCTCGCCGCAGATGGCCACGATGCTGTCCTGGGGCATGGCGGCCTGCAGGTAGCCGGTGGCCAGGAGCATCTTGCGGGTGTTGTCCGCGTCGGCCCCGCCCGGGGTGACCTGGGCGCGTTCGGTGCGGACGTGCTCGAGGACGCTGGCCCGCAGGTCATCGACGGTGATGGTGCCGGCGATGGCCTGGGCACGTAGTTCCTCGATGCGCTCGCCTTCGAAGCCACGGCAGGTGGCTTCGATCAGGTCGCGGCGCTCGCCTTCGGCCCGGATGCCTTGCTGGACCATCGCCTGCACGTCGGGTTCGGTGGCCGCCGGCTCGGCGGGCGACTTCGGTGCGGCGGCGGGTGTGGGCGCCGGCGTCGGCTCGCCGCCATCGGCGGCCGCGATTTCGGCGTCGTACTGGGCACGCAGGAAGGCCTGGCCTTCCTCCGACATCGTCTCGACGGTGTCGAAGCCCTTTGCCTTCAGCCATTGCTCGAACGTCATCGGTTTTCTCCTCTGGTCAGGGCTGGCGACGCGTTGCGCGGGGATGGCGGATGCCGCCACTCGGGCGCGGGTCTTGTCGTCGGCAGCGATTGCCACGAAGCTGAACTCGCCCAGCGTCGCCTTGCGGGCGATCAGCACCGGGCCTTTCCATGTCTTGCCGTTGGCGGTGGCGTCCTTGCCGGACTCGACGAACTCCATCCGTTCCGCACGTGCCCCGACCGAGACCCGCCAGGGGAAGCCGTTCTTCGCGGCGCCCACGACTTCGGCGGCTGCCTCTCCGGTACCGCTGACAAGGCCTTCGGCCGTGACGCGGTTGTTCGATTTCTCCACCGTGGTGGTGTGGCCCACGACGGCCCGCGGGTCATGCTGCAGCAGGGCGGGCTTCTGTTTTCCGCCGATCGCCAGGCCGCTGACCTCGATCACGACGGGCCAGTACCAGCCGGCCAGCCGCATCGCCCCACCGGTGTAGGCGAGCATTTTGAACGTCGGCAGTTTCGGCTTGCCCTCATCGTCGGCGGCCTCCAGGTCGATCACGGCGTCGGCCTCGAGGGCGATGGTGGCCGGGGCGAAATACTTCCACTCCCCATCGTCGGCGTAGTAGAACGCACCGCCGTCATCGGTGGCGTCCAGTTCACCGGTGCGGAAGTTCAGCCGCTCCGGGTCGACCTGGGGTCGCCCGTGGGCCCGTTCCCACATCGCCCGCATGGCGGACATCTGGACGGGGTTCAAGGTGTCGACGTCGATGCCGTTTTTCTCGCACCACTCGGCGAAGTTCATTTGTCGGTCTCCGGTTCGGCAGCAGCGGCCGGGGCGGGGGCGGCCTTGTCCCACGGTTGCGGCAGGCCGGCGTCGGCGCGGGCCTGGGCCTCGCGCTGGCGTTGGTCGATTTGGTCCTGCCAGTCATGGCCGGCTCGAGCGTGGTAGTCGCTCTCGGTGATGATGCCCTTGCCGACCAGGTCGGCCCGGGCGCGCAGCCATCGCGGGTCGATTTCCTCGCGGGTCGGCCACAGCCAGCCGTGGGGCCAGAAGATGCGTTCGATTTGGCCGAACATCCCGTAGTCGGCCACGCGGACGGCCTCGGTCAGCCAGGCCATGAAGATGCGGTTGAGGGCGACGGTCTCCAGTTCCGATCGCTGCACGCGTAGGGACTGAAAATAGGTCTGGTGGTCGAGGCGGCCGCTGGCGAAGTTGTAGTCGCTCGAATCGCCGGCGGCGATGTTGTAGGGCACATCCATGCAGCGGGCGATTTCGGTGATGATGGCCCGTCTGAAGGGCGCGAAGTTTTCGGACGGGTGCTCGCCCTTCATCTGCGTCGGCTTCCATCCCTCGGGCGCGAACATGATCGTGTTGCGTTCGATTTCCATTGTGACCCAGGGGTCGACCTCGGCGGCCTCGCCGCCCACGGGCGCTTCGGTCTGCATCACGATCGCCAGGTCGGCGGCGACCTCGGCGGCGTTCAGCGTGGCCAGGGTCAGCCGGCGAAGCTGGGCAAAGAGCGGCAGGGCGGGCGTCAGGTCCGGGACGCCGCGATGCTGTTCGGGGCGTTCGGGGGTGAACCAGTGAATGACGCGGTGGGCGGCGATGCGATCGTAGGCGTTGAACGGGTCAGCCGAAATCGTGCGGGCGCCCGGGTGCGACTGCAGCACGTGGTAGGTCTGCGGGTTCCCGTAGGCGTCGAAGACGATCCCATCGATGGCCTTGTCCTCGGGCTTGCTCAGCATGCCCGTGGACGGCGTGGTGACGCGGTCGGCCTCGATGAGGCGCATGTCCAGTTTGACCGGGCTGTCCAGGCGGCGGTTCGTCACCAGGACGCCGAAGGCCTCGCCGTCCTGGGCCTTGGCCTTCCGCATCGTGCGGAGCTTCTCGGCCAGGTGGACGGCGTCGCACCACTGCTGCCAATAGGTTTCGATGCGGCGGGCGACCGCGAGGTCCTCCAGCTGCAGGCGTAGGCGCGGGCCGGTGCCGATCAGGTCGGCGGCCAGGGTGCTGACCAGCCCGCGGGCGAAGCTGTTATTGGCCACTTCGTATCGGGCCCGCTTGCGGAGGATGGTGCGGACGGACTTGCTGCCGGCGGCGGTGGGGCTGAGCGCGTCGGCGGCGGCCCAGTGCCGCTTGTTCATGTCGGTGGTCTGCGCCACATCGTAGGTGGCCCGGACGATCGCGGTGCGGCGCTCAGCGATGTCGCTGGCGGTGATGTGCCGGCGCCGTGGCCGGCGTCGGCGGGCGCCTCGGGTTTTGGCGGCGGCTTTTGCCATCAGTCATCGGCGGCAGCGCCGGGCGGGATCAGCCGGCCCATGCGAATGCCGAACGTCCGCTTGGTGCTGACGGTGGTGAGTTCCTTCGCGGCCAGGTACCGGTCGGCGGCGATTTGGTCGGGGATGGAATGCTGGCGCACCATGACGCCGTCGCCTCGCGCCTCGCGCGGGCCCTGGGCGTTGCTGGTGACGTCGGTCTGCAGGTCGGTGGCCATGCGGGTCTCCCGTGGCGTCAAGAGTTGCGAGCGGGCGTTGCCCGGTGCCGCCCCCAGCGGGCCCGGCCCGGCCTCGCGGGCCGGGCGGACGTGTCGAAACAGTAGCCGCCCGGGTGCACGGGCCCGGGCGGCCGGTTGTCGAGCGATTGTGCGCTGCCAGCACACCGTGGCCACGGAACAATCGCCCGCTCGCATCGTCGCATTTACATCATCGTCGAGGTTCGGCGGTGTAGCCCCCGGAATCGGGGGTAGTTACACCGGTAGACCCTTGCGCTACGCATGTAGAACCGGCCAGGCCGTAGATCCGCAGGACCACGCGGTAGGTGTCGCGGGGCAGGCCCCAGAGGGCGACGTCGGCGTGGCCGAAATCATCGCACCCGCGGGTCGTGGCCAGACCCCCCAGCATCGCCGACAGGCCCTCGAGGGCGCGGCGTATGTACGCCCGGGCCCGGGGGTCGCGGCGGCCGACCAGGCCGTCGGCCAGTTCGTGGATGCTCAGGCCGTTGGGCTCGCAGGGCAGGACCTCGAGCAGGTCGCGGCTGGCGTCGGGGATTATGTCAGCCAGGGTCGGCCATATCATCTGGCCGATCGGCGTCGGCGGGTTGCTGGTCATCGGATGGCCTTTCGATGGTGGTGACGCGCGTGCCGCAGTGGCGGCACTCGCGGCGGCGGCGGATTCCGCCGCGCGTGGCCGGGCGGGTGTACAGGACCCGGAAATGTCCGCAGCCGCATCGCCGGCAGACGATGCCCTCGGCGTCGGGGGCCACGCCCGGGGTGATGGGCTCGCTGTAGCGCTTCCGATCGCGTTCCATGTGGTAGGTCTCCAGGGCGCTCATTTGCGCGGGCCTCCGGTGAGGTCGGCCTGGCTGTACCGTTTGCGGCGGCGCTGTTGCTGGGCGTCCATGCCGGGCGTGCGGCAGCCGGCCATGGCGCCGGCCACGGCACAGCCGGTGAGGCAGTCCAGCCAGTGGTTGTCGGGCTTCGACGGTCGCAGTTTCCATTCGTGGACGGTGCGGCCCTGCCCGTAGGTTTCGACCCAGGTCTCGGCGGCGGCGACGTGCTGGGCGATCAGTTCGTGGTCCTTGGGGCTCTTGCCGAAGAGGGTCAGGCAGCCGGGCTCGCCGTCGGGGGTGCCGATGGCCCGGTGGACGAACGATTTCCAATAGTTGACGTCGACCGCGATGTGGGGGAATTCCTGGGTTCCCTTGACGGTCGGGGTGTACCAGTGATGTCCGTGCTTCTCGCCGGGCTTGCGGCGGTAGGCGGCCATCGGTTTGTTGCGGGCGCCGATGCCCTGGCCGCGTGACAGTTCCATTGCCGAACCGCCGGCCTTGTGTTTGACGGCGGCGACCACCTTGGGCTTGTAGCCCATGTCCACCAGCAGCCGCTGGATGCGGCGGACGCCGTGGCCGCCGGCGACCTTCCATTCGCGGTGCAGCAGCTGGGAGACGGCGGCCTCGAGGCCGGCCATGATGGCGCCATCGGTGCCGGCGCCCGGGTGGGCGCGTCGGAGCGTGTTGCGGGCGTTGTGCGTTGTGAACCAGCCACGGCCTTGGTCGGGCCAGGTGCCGTAGTCGATCAGGTACCCGGTGAAGTTCGCCTCCCAGGCGGCCACGGCCCAGAACAGCACGCGGTCGTGGACGTCGACAAAGGCGGTGACGGCGGTGGCGTCCAGGGGTATCTGCCCGCGGGGTCGGCCGTTGATCTTGGCGGCGACGTTTTCGGGCGTCAGGACGTCATCGGCCAGTTGCTCCTGCATCGGCTCGTTTTGGTATTCGGCAAAGAACGCCTCTTCATTCCGCAGCTTCAGATTCATCGCATGCTGTAGGGCGCTGAGTTCCTTGCCCGGGCGGTGGTCATAGAAGTGTTCCCAGGCGACCTTGGCGCCGGCGTCCATCGCGGCGCGGTGCTTGCGGTAATACGCGGTCGCCTCCTGCCCGCGGCGGCCGGCCTGGATGCTCTGGCGGCGGCGCTCGGCGTATTCGTCCCACAGTTTGGTCTGCTTCGGGAAGGCCTCGACCAGGCGGGTGCACTGGCTCTGCCAGTCGGGGCTCTTCTCGACGTCCATCAGCCGGTCGGTCAGATCGTCCTGGTATATCTTCGTACAGAGGACCACGCCGGCGATGTCAATGCCCGGGCCGGCCATGCCCAGGACGTCGCCGTTGATCAGCTCGAGCCGGTATCGGGTCTGCGTTTCGCTGCGGGCCGATTCGCGGGTCTGCGGGTCATCCAGGAGGACCAGGCCCGGGCGGATGATGTCGCCGTCGGGGCGGGTGTATTGCTGGCCACGGATGTTGCCGGCCTCCAGGCTGGTCGCGGAAAACACCGCGCCTCGAGCGGCGCCGCGGTCGAGTCCGCGTTCGGCGAAACTGGCGGGCAGTTGCTCCGGCCAGATCGTCGGGAAGACCACCATGTCGCGTTCCCATCGCACGTGGGTCAGGCGGCCGTCGGCGTGCTGCTGCAGCTGGCGCTTGCTCGAGTTCTCCAGGCAGCGCAGCGGGTAGAGGGCCTCGGGGAAGTCGGCGGCCAGCAGGGCGTTCTCCAGGATGGTCATCTTCATCGGGGCCATGACCAGGCGGCGGGTGTGGGGCTCGCTGGCGGTGACGCAGCTGACGTAGGGGATGCGGTCGCCCAGCAGGGCCCACTCGGCGGCCGTGCGGGCCAGGGTCGTTTTGCCGGCGCCGCGGTACATGGCGAAGGCGAACAGGCCGCCGTGCAGAATGACGTCCTGGAGGATGGCGATGGCCCGTAGGTGGTCGGGCGACCAGGGCCAGTGGAATGCCCGCGGGTGGTAGGTCTCGCAGAACAGCCGCAGGTCGGCCAGGGCCGCTTCGCGGCGGGCCCAATCTTCGACGTCGGGGATCGGGCAGATGTCCTGGGCGGCCTTGGTGGCGGCCCGGCCGGCGGCGGCCTGGCGTTTGCGTTTCTCGACGTAGTCACCGCCGGCGGGCTTCGGCCGCTCGTGCTCCAGGACCAGCCACCGGACGTACCGCAGCAGGTGTAGGGTCTTAGGCTTGGCGCCGGCGACGCGCTGGGCGGCGGCGTCGAGTTGGCGGCGCAGCCGGCTGCGGGTCAGCACGGTACCCAGCGGCGTGCCGTTGACCAGGCGTAGCAGGTCGGTCTGTGTCAGGGCCTGCAGGTCAGCGGCCATCGGCGATTCCCTTGTTCAGCCAGGCGGCGTAGTGGACCAGGTTGATGCGGCCGGCGGGGTCGGCCGGGGCGCCGGCCTCGAGGTGGCGTTTGATGGCGTCGGCTGGGACCTTCAGCAGCTTGGCGGCCTGGGCGACGGTCAGCCGGGTCGGGTCGGCCGGGCGGGGTTTGCGGGGCGTGGCCTTCTTGCGCGGCTTCGGCTTCCGCTTGGCGGTGGCCTTCTTGCCGGCGGGCCGGCGACGGGGTTTCTTCCGGGCGGTTTTCTTCGCGCGCGACGATGCCATCGGGGTCTCCGGTGGCGAGCGGACGTGGGCGCGACGTTCGGGCCCGTGCGGCCCGTGGTGTGCGGGGTCTATTCTGTCATATCGACCGCCCCGCCGGCAAGGGTCCAGCGGGCCCGTGACGGCGCCCGGGCGACGGTCGAGATCTCCCGCGCCACGCGAGCGGCGTCACGGCCTCCCATCCTGGCGGCGGTGGTGTATGCTGGGGCCTGGCCCGGGTCGGCTCAGGCCCGGGCGGAAAGGCGGTTTGACATGGCGAAGAAGATCTCGCCGGAAACGCAGGACGCCATCGACGCCCACGCTCGGGCGCTGACCTCGAAGGCGGTTGCCGATCGGGAGGCGCGCGTCGCCGAACTGCTGGCGATGCGCGTGCCCGTGGCCGAAGTCGACGAGTTCGTGAAGCGGACCGAGGCGTTGGTGCCGAAGGGCCGCCGCTGACGTCGCGGTCGGTCTGGGCGCAGGCGACGGGCCCGTCGGCGATGCCGGCGGGCCCGTTGCGCATCCGGGCCTGGCGGACCGGCGCTGGCGAAGGAGTGACGCCCGACCGGTAGGTCGGGCCGGTCCGCAGCCGGGTCGGTTGTAGCATCGGGCGATGCCGCTGACAAGCCGTGCTGGCGGCGCCGGCCGGCGTCGGCCCCGGCCGGGCCAGGGGGTCATAAGTGCCCTTCTCAAAAGGGGTTCCCCGCAGATTTCGACACTTTTTTTTCGCACACAACTGTCGAACACGCGGGCTGATAGCCTGCAAGTGCCCTAGCCGCAACACTTTAGGACTTCCCATCGTCGGAATCGGCTGTAACATGCCACCATGAAGATCGAACTGAACAACGCGGTTGGCGGCGGCGAGGCGGCGGGCCGCGTGGGAGATAAAACCATGTCTGACAACGATCAAGCGTTCGGGCGGTTCTCGACGGTTCCGGCGGCGTGGGACGGGATGCGGCTGTACGACTGGGGTCAGGCCGGTCTCCGGTCGCAGGGGAATTGCTGGGTTCGGGCCGAGGGGCGTCGGCCTCGCAAGTCGTTTGACTTCCACGTCGGCACCTGCGAGTTCGAGGTCCTGCCGTGCGGCGGCGACCGCAAGTTCCTGTATCGGGTGAAGGCCATTGCCGGCAGCGAAATGTGGCCGGTCTACGAGCGGGCCGGGAAGTTCTGGGCGCGTCGCTACTACCTGGTGCCGGCGATGGCCATGCGGATGGCTCGCGAGCAGGAAGCCGCCCAGGCGGCGGTGGCGTAGTGCGGCCGGGGCCCGCACCCGGCCGTCGCCGCTGGCGGCGTCCGGGCCCGGGCCTGGCATAGGGCCAGGCAGAAATCGAAAGGACAGAACGATGGCGAAGCGCAACAGGCCGGCAACTTACGAGGCGGAACATAAGGGTCGGAAGGTCCGCGTGGCGGTCCCCGACGCGGTCGACGAGGGCGAGCTGTTCGCGGGCCTGCAGGACAACCTCAGCCCCGAGGCGGTGGCGGCCATCGCGGCGTACCTGCAGCCGGTGGCCACGAACAACGCGGCGGTGAACCGGCAGGTGGCGTGGTTCCGGGATCGGCTGGTCGAGCTGCTTGGGGCCAGCCAGTTCGACGTGCTGTGCAATGACCTCGGTCTCTAATCGGAAAGGGCAGAACGATGGCATCGAATCAGACGGCGACGGGCATGCGGAAGGTGACGGTCAGGTCGGCTCGGGTGTACACGAGGAAGGCGGCGGTTCAGGACGCGGCGGTCATCCCGGACCGGCTCGCGGAACTGACGCTGTTCGTGCTGGGCATGCACGCGGCCAACGGCGACTTCGGCTGGGTGACCGACATGGTCGCGGAATTCGAGGCGGGCAACTTCGAGCCGACCGAGGCGCTCTCGGCGGTGGAATTCTGAGCAGTGGTGCGGGCGGCCAGGCCCGCACGCGGACGTCGCCGGCGGCGGCTTCCGCGTCCGGGCCTGGCATTCGGTCGGGCCTCAAATTGGGAGACGCATCATGAATGCGAATCAGGTAGTCACTGGCGAGTTGTATCGGGTCTCGGGTCGGGCTGGCGTGGCCATCGTGCGGCTGACGCGGAAGCGTGACGGCAAGCCCGGCTGGGACGGCATCGACATCGCCACGCGGCGTGGCGTGACGGTGGCCTCGGCGAAGCGTGTCCTCACCAGGTGCGACCGCAATGGGAAGGCCCTCGAGTCGGCCTTGGCGATCCCCGCCGATCGGGCGAAGCCGGCCCGCAAGAAGCCGGCGAAGCGTGGGCGGCGTCGGTCGGCCGAGGACCTGGCCGAGGAAATCGCCACGGCGGCCGACGCCAAGACGGCGGGGAAGTCCAAGGCCAAGGGCGGCCGCAAGGCCAAGGCCAAGCGTCGGAAGGTGGGCATCCTGGACCTGGCGGCGCGGCTGCTGGCCCAGGGCGGCAAGCCGCAGACGCCGGCCCAGCTGGTGGCCACGGCCCTCGAGCAGAAGCTGTGGTCGACGTCGGGCAAGACGCCGGCGGCCACGCTCTATGCGGCCATCATCCGGGAGATCTCCCGGGCTGGCGACCAGGCCCGCTTCCGCAAGACGGCGCCGAATACGTTTGAGGCCACCGCCGCCGGGCGGGCCTGGGCGAAGAACCAGGCGGCCTGATCGGTGCCGGCCCTGGACGAAGAAGGGTTGCCGCCCTACCGGCGGCGGCCCTTCTTTTTTGCGCGCTGGCTGCGGCGGTCGCTGCCGGGTGGCCTGCGCTTCGGCGTCAGCGTCAGCGGCAGGCCGGCGTCGACCAGGGCCTTGGTCATCGTGGAGTGGCTTTGCTCGATGAAGTCCAGGGCCCGGTCGCTGAACTTGACCAGGTCGGCGGCGGCCGTCTTGACGGCCTTGGGGTCGGTGCCGTCGGCCAGGTCGCGGGCGGCCTCGCGGACGCCGATGATGCATCCCCGGGCCAGACGGCATTCGGTCAGGGCTCGGTCGCCCCGGGTCTTGGGCTTGCCGCTCCAGGTGCGTTTCATTTCCGACCGCCCTTGCGACGGCGGGCCTTCTTGCCGGCGCCCTTGACGGCGGCGCGTTTGGCGCCTGTGCCGCGCGTGGTCGGGGCGGCGGCGGCTTTCTTGCGGGGCCGCCGGCGGCGGCGCTTGGGGCCCGCCTGGCGTTCGGCCTTGCGGCCGGTGAAGGCCTCCCATCGCTGGACGATGACGTCGCAATAGAGCGGGTCGAGTTCCATCAGCCGGGCGTGGCGGCCGGTCTGTTCGCAGCCGATCAGGGTTGAGCCGCTGCCGCCGAATAGGTCGAGGACCCGGTCTCCGTGGCGGCTGCTGCAGTGGATCGCCCGCGTGGCCAGTTCGACGGGCTTCTCGGTCAGGTGGACCATCTTCTGCGGGGTGACCTTGTGAACGCGCCAGACGTCGCTGGGCGGGCCCGACCGCAGCGTGGCGTCGGCGCCCTCGGCCAGGGTCAGTTCGGTGTGCTTGCCCTCGGGCACGTCGCTGGTGATGTAGATCCGGGCGCCCGTGGGGCCCTCGAGCACCAGGCCCGGGCCGACGTCGGTGGGCTTGTCGCCGGTCGGGCCCTCGCCGGATCCGGCCGGCGGCGCGACCTGCCAGACGTCCGGGACGTTGTTGAGGCCGAAGGCGAACCAGTGCCCGGCGCCCTCGCGCCAGCCGTAGACGCACCACTCGTGGTTGCCCATGAAATCCTTCGGGGTCAGGACGGGGTGTTCCTTCACCCAGATCAGGGCTTGGCTGAAGTAGAGGCCGCTCTCGGCCAGGGCGGCGGGGTAGTTGGCGCAGTTGGCATAGCCGCCCCAGATGTAGAACCCGCGGCCGGGCTCGAGCACCCGGGCCATCTGGCCGAACCATTCGCGCAGCAGTTTCTCGAACTCGGCCGGCGGCATGAAGTCGTTTTCGAGGGCCCGGTCGCGGGGGCGTAGTTTCCGTGTGGTGCGTTTGCCCTTGTTCAGCCCGCGGGCCAGGTCGAAGGCCTGGTGGTGGCTGACGCCCTTGCCGCCGAAGCTGGACAGGCCGGCGGCGATGGCGTTGCTGCTGCGGGGCTCGACGCGGACGTTATAGGGCGGGTCGGTATTGACCAGCTGCACGGCCTGGCCGTCGACCAGGCGGTCGACGTCGGCGGTGTCGCCGCTGTTGCCGCAGAGCAGCCGGTGGTCGCCCAGGATGTACAGGTCGCCCGGGGCGGTGGTCGCCTTGTCGGGCGGCTCGGGGATGGCGTCGGGGTCGGTCAGGCCCGTCAGCAGGGCCGGGTCGAGAAGCGCGTCTAGTTGGCCGGCGGGGAAGCCCAGGGCCTCCAGGTCGAAGTCCACGGCCTGCAATTCGCCCAGTTCGTGGGCCAGCAGTTCCATGTTCCATTCGGCGTCCTCGCCGGTGCGGTTGTCGGCGATGCGGTAGGCGCGGGCCTGGTCCGGGGCCAGGTCGGTGGCGATGTGGACGGGCACTTTCTTCAGGCCCAGTTTGGTGGCGGCCTTCCACCGGGTGTGCCCGACGATGATGACGCCGTCGGCGTCGGCCACGATGGGCTGGCGGAATCCGAACTCGCGGAGGCTGCGGGCGACCTTGTCGACGGCGTGGTCATTGATGCGGGGGTTGCGTTCGTATGGCTTGAGCCATTCGAGCGGCTTCAGGGCGACTTTCATGGCGGGTCTCCGCTGGGGACCCGCGTGGGGCGTGGGCTGGCAGCCAGGGGTATTCTGCCGCGCCGGGGATGCAGCTGACAAGGCCGGGCTTTTCGTCGCCCGGGCCCGGGCTGCCGGCCTGGCGTTCTGAGGGGTCCCCCGCCGCCACACGTCGCCACACAGGCGACTTCTCGGGGCGGGCGGCCATCCAGGCGGCTTGGGGGCCCCCAGGCCACACAGGCGGCCCTGGGGCGAAGCGGCGACATAGGGTGTTCACGCAGGCAGGAAATATAAAGACCGCGTCCGCCCGTTCTCGGCCCGGGGCTCTGCGTCGGCGACCTTGGGGAGTACCTTTTGCCTTTGCGTCGGCCGGTCCGCGTGCGTTACGGGTCGGGTGTGGCGCCTGCCGGCGGCGCTGCGGGCTCATCGTATTCGTCGAGGGTGTCGCCCTCGCTGAGTCGCAGGCTTTCCTGGGCGGCCATCCGCAGCTCGACGACCACGGCGTTGATCTGCTCGAGCGTCAGGGCTCGCGTGGTGCCGTGGATGATCGTATTGAGCGGCGTGGCCTCAATGTGGAACGCGGGCGCTGCCAGGCGGCGGTCCAACTCGTGCACGACGTGGATGCGGTCGCTGAGGACGATTCTTCGGATGGTGAACAGTGATGTGGCCATGCGTAGTCTCCAGAACGTTGCTGGTCAGTTGGGCTTCGGCTCATGTCAGTTCAGGTGGGCTGGTGGCGTTCGGCGGCGGCCTCGCAGGACCTCGCGGGCCATCGGCCCGTAGTTGTCGCGGCAGGGGCAGACGCCTCGGCGCTGGGCGTGGGCGATCAGCCGCGTCATGGCCGTCATCCGGTCGGTGGTGATGGCGTGCGGGTCGGTCTGCTGCACGCGATCAGCGAGCAGCAGGGACGCAGCGACGTCGGCGATGGTCTGCCAGCTGTGGCCAGGTTCGGTGCGGGGGCGCTTGTTGGCGTGCTTTCCCATTGCGGTTTCTCCCGGGTGCTGCAGGCGAGGATGGCGAAGCCGAGGATGGCCATGCAGCCGCCGACGATTAGCCAGGCGGCCAGGTGCTCGCGGTTCGTTAGGAATAGCACCAGCAGGCCCGCCCACATCGTGGCGGCGCCGATGGCCATGCCGGCGATGGCCCAGGTCATTGGCCTGCCTCCGGCCTGGCGTCGTAGGTCTTACCGTCCAGGCGTCGGCCCGTGCGGCGTCGGCCGATCAGGTACATCGGGGCCTGTGTGCTGGTGTGGACGTCGGGCTTCACGTTGCCGGCGTTGCCCTCCAGGACCTCGCCATCGTCGCGGTCGACCAGGACCACGCGTGGCGTGCCCTTGGACGCGTCGGCGTGCGCGTCGCCGGCGTAGGGCGTCCACTCGCCCCAGGCCTTGAAGTGGTAGGCCAGGCCGTGCTCCTCGCAATCATCGCGCAGCTTGCGGGCCCAGTCGGGGTGCATCGGCCTGGCTTCATCCTTGGGGTCGGCCGTCTCGCCGCCGACGTAGATCCCGGCGAAGCACGAGCCCGTGCCCTTGCACGCGCTGCAGGCGATGGCGTTCGGGTCGGTCTCATGGTAGCCCGTGCCGTCGCACTCGTAGCACGCCCCCAGCGGCCGGGCCTGGCCGAAGGCTTGGCTGAGGACCTCGGTGCAGTCGTCGCCGCAGTGGCCGGCGGGCTCGAGGAAATCGACCGGCCCGATCAGCGGTTCGCAACTGGCCACGCGGAAGGCGGCGGGGATGCGCCTGATCAGCGGCACGCGCCAGCGGGCGTTGGCTTGATTCTCGACGGTGACGCCCAGGCCCACGTTGGCCAGGGGCCAATCGTGCGGCAGGCGGTCCGGGATGCGCTCGGGGCGCTTGGTCAGCAGGATGTAGGTGTTCCAGGGCGTCTGGCGCATCATCGTCCAGGTGTCCTCGCGCCAGGCGTCGGCCCGCGGGTCGAAGTAATCGCTCAGCGAGCAGACAAAGACCGTGCGCTGCCCTTCGTCGGGCTTCGGCCATTTCAGCGGCGAGGTGTAGCCGTCGGCGGCCGCCTGGGCGGGCCCATCGTGGAAGGCGCCGCGGCCGGTCCGCCTGGCCCACCGGGCGGCGTAGCAGTTGAAGCAGCCGGCGCTGCACGGCGTGCAGCCGATCCAGGGGTTCCACGTGGCGTCGGTCCAGCTGATGTCGGTGGTCAGTCCCATCACAGCACCTGCCTTAGGTCGACCACGCGGGCCGGCGGTAGCTTCTGGCGCAGCGTGCGGTCGAATTGGTCGCTGTCGGCGTCGTGGCGGACGGCGATCAGTTGGACGAAGCACTTGCACTCCACGCCTTCGCCCGTGACGCCGTTCCACACGCGGGCTTCGACGCCGTTGATGTGTGTGATCTGGTCAGTCGCTTCCATCGTGATCTTCACTGTCGGTCTCCTTTCAGCCTGCCGCCCGCAGGCGTAGTTTCTCGAAGGCGCCGCCGCCGCACTTGGGGCAGCGGTCGGGTCGCGTTCGCTGGTCGATGTGGTTTCCGCAGCCGGGGCACTCCCATCGCGTGATGGCCGGCCCGAGCTTCGCCTTGCGGGCGCGGTTCACGCGGTGGCGTTGCTTGGATGCCTTGCTCGAGCCGGCCTTCAGGCGGTCGACGATGGTGGGGTCGCGTTGCTGCTGCAGCAGGCGGTTCTGGTTTCGGTCGACCATCTGCAGGTTGCTCAGGGCGTCATTCAGCTGATCGCCGTCGCGGTGGATGATCAGCATGCCCTTGGGGATCGGCCCGTGGGCTTGCTCCCAGACGTGCCTGGCCAGCGGCACCCAGCGGAACCGTGGCGGCCCGTCGTCGCGGACCTTGATCCAGTTGCGGAGCTTCCCGCGGCGGCGGCTGTTGCGTTGCTTCCTGTCGCGGCGCTGCACGATGGTGCCGACGGGCCGCCAGCGTTTGGCGCCGGCGGCACACAGGTGGCCCTTCTTGAACTCGGTAGCCGGCGACATGTGGATGCCCTTGAGGCCCTTCGTCCAGGGCACGTTGCCCTTCTGGAAGCCGCTGGCGGTGCCGCTGATCACGTGCCGGCGATGGGCGACGTCGGCGCGTTGGTCCGGCGTGGTGCGGGGATGGATGACGCTGACCAGGGTCGCGTAGGCCACGCGGTAGTCCCGGGCCAGGCCCTCCAGGGTGACCTCCAGGGCCAGGTACCGGCGGACCAGGTCGTCGGCGTCGGCTTCCAGGGCGGCGCGGTTGCCTCGCGGGCCCACGGTATTCACGGCCGGCCCTCGGCTTCCCGCCCCGTGCCGGCCAGGCGTGCGGCCAGATCCATCAGGCCGTTGGCCAGGCGTCGCCGCCACGTGCGGCGGGCGCCCGGGCGTTGGGCCTGCTCGGCCTTGTGGGCCAGCAGCCTCGCCCACAGCCGGGCGTTTTCCGGGGTGATGGCGATGGTCTGGATGGGCCGGCCGAAATCGATGACCACCAGGCCGGCGCCGATCGCGGCGTTCACCCCCACGTCGATCTGGTCGGGGCGGGGTGTCATCGCTGGGCCCCCAGGCTGGCTTGCAGGTCGGCCTCGTATCGGGCCTTCCGTTCCTTGGCGTCGGCCCGCCGTTCCTTGGCGGCGTGGGCATTGGCCTGGGCCCGACAGATGTCATCGTCGGCGTTGGCGATCTCGGCGTCGGCCCCCTTGATGAGCATTCGCAACAGGCCGATGTGCTCTTCGGCTTCGGTCTGCGGCGCGTCGGGGTCTGTGGTGGTCCGGTGGCCCTTCATGGCGTGGCCTTCAGTACGGGCTGCCGAGGGCGTCCAGCCGGCGGGTCAGGGCCACGCGGCGCCAGTCCCCGGTGGCGTTGTGCCGGGCGATCATCAGCAGGGCGATGTCGGTCTCGCCGGCGATGGCGGCCGTGACGCGGTCGCGCTGGGCGGCCGGCGGATCGATCAGGGCGGCGATCCGCCCGGCGCAGGCGTCGCACAGGACGTCGCCGTTGTCGGCCGGCCGGCGGCAGATCACGCAGCACTTCTCCGGCGGGCTTTCGGGGAAGAACGGCATCTGCAGTTCGCGTCGGGTTGTTTCCGCGTGCTTCATCGGGGTCTCCTTGTTTGCGGCATCTTGTCCAGGCGTCGGATGCATCGCACCGGCGTCACCGTCCGGGTGCCGTCGGCGAATTCGACCATGACGTTGTGCGGGCCCTGGCGGCGCCAGGTGGCGACCACGCGACAGTGGCGGCCCTTGAGGGCCGGGTCGGTGCAGCGGTCGCCGACCAGGATGCGGTTCAGGTCAGTTGCCATCGGCGTCGGCCTGCAGGTCGGGCGCGAACGGGCGGTCGACCTCGATGGCGACCGGGGGTTGTGCCGTCCCGTAGATGTACAGCCGCAGGCGGCCTCGCCAGAGCAGCTGCAAGCGTTCCCGCCAGGTCAGCCGCCAGCAGCTGATAATGGCGTGGGTACCGCAGGGGAAGACGGCCCGCAGCGCGGGCAGGTCTCCGCAGCCCTGGGCGACGAACGTGCAGTTGGCCTCGGGGAACTTGACGGGGTCCATGTCACTTCCTCCTCTTCCTGGGCGCCCGGGCCTTGGCCAGTCGACGTCGGTATGCCTTCTGCCTGCAGGCGGCGCTGCAGGTCCTGGCGTTGGGGCGTGTGGCCTCGAAGGGCGAACGGCAGACGCGGCACTTCCGCGTTACGGTCGCCGGGGGGTGCTGAGGATCCTCAGCGCCACGTTTGGCGGCGTCACGGCAGCGTTTCCGGTAGGCGGCCTGCCGGCATCGCTTGCTGCAGTACTTCCTGCCCCACCGGTGGGATGTGCCCTCGGTGCCGCAGGCCTCGCAGGTGTAGTGGTAGCCGTAGCCGTACACGATCAGGTCTCCTCTGGCTGGGGGTGCTGGCCGTCGATGTGTCGCTGAAGGTTGGCGAAGTGGCGGTTGCAGAACGGACAAACGCCCTTCCGCACGCGATTCTTGAGGCGGGTCAAGTGGCCCGCGGTCGCCCGGCGCCGGCGTTCGGCGGTCTCGCCTTGCTCCCGGGCGTGCGTGGCCTGGGCTTCGGCCCGGGCCGCTCGGCGTTCGGCGGCGTCGGCCTTCTTTCGCATCCGGTCGACGTCGCTGTCGCGGTACACGTTGGCGTGGCCGCTGGGGCAGTAGAACGTTGCGCCATCTGCCCGCCGGCGTTGCTTGAAGTCGGCGGGGATGCCGAAGGTCATCCCGCATTTGGCGCAGGGCAGGTGGTTAAGCGTCAGCAGCACTGTCGTTTCCATCGGGGGTCTCCTTTGGCGGCGCGTCGGCGGATGCGTCGGTGTCCTGGCCGGCGTCCAGGCGGGCCACGCCGGCGTTGTCGGCCTGGTCGACCATCGTGTCGATGGCCTCGCGGATGGCCCAGGCGAAGAGCCCGCCGGGCTCGACCGTGTCGGCGGGCCAGACGGCGGCGGGGTAGATGGCCTCGATGGCGTGGGCGGCGTTTTCCATCGCCAGGCGCCAGCCCTTCTCGCCGATCGCAAACGGCCAGCCGGCGATGCTGACCACCTGCATGGCGAAGGCCCGGTAGAACGGCGGCGGTTCGTCGGGCTCGCGTGGCCAGATGCGGACCAGCAGCGACCCGTCGGTGATCGCGCCCTCGCGGGGTTTGCGTTGCTCCAGGGGCAGGGCCATGATGTTCGCTTTCGCGTCCAGCACGCCGGCCTCGACGGCGGCGTCCCAGACCGCCTGCAGGTGGACCTGGCGGTACGAGGGGGAATCAGACGGTAAATAGACGGCCACCTGGACCATCGCGGCCTTCCACGCGGGGCGCTCGCCGCCGGTGGTCTCGGCCAGGGTCGCGGCGACCTGCCCGCGGTACTTGGCCAGGGCGATGCGGCCATCGTCGGTCTCGGGGTCGACGTCGGGCGGCAGCGCGGTGTCCAGCTGCAGCATTTCGTAACTCATGGCGTTTTCTCCAGCCAGGTCTCGCCGCCGGAGTAGTGGATGGCGTTGCAGGTCGGGCCCTCGCAGCGTTTGCCGCTCCCCGCCAGCGACCACACGTGGGCGGTCGAGACGGCGCCGCAGAAGGGGCATTCGATGTCGACGGTGGTGTGACCATTTTGGCGCGGGCAATAGCCGCCAGCCTTGTGCCGCCGACGTTCGATGTGGTCGAGATTTGGCGGGTTAATCATTGTCGGGGTCCTGATCGAACAGCGGCCCTTCGCCGGTGATCTCCTCGCGGAGGCCCTTGACCGCTAGGTCGCGGGCGCTCTTGGCGTCCTTCAGGGCTTCCTTGCATTCGTCGACTTCGGACTCGCGGGCGGCGACGAGTTTCTCGGCACGCCGGATGGCCGCCAGGCGGTCCGCGGCGTAGCGATTGCCTTGTCGGCCCTTCTTCTTCGGGTCAGGCTTGTCCTTGGCCAGGATGCGGGTCTCCTTCGCTCTGGTGTTGCCAGGCGATGAACCTGGCGGTGGTCTCGATGACGTCGGCCCTGCAGCTGGCAGGGACCAGCGTGCATTTCTCGGCGGCAGCCTGGCGGTAGGCATCGCGCTGGGCGTCGGTGAGGGCATCGAAGGCGGCGTGCTGCTGCCGGCGTTGCTCTTCGGTGGCGGCGGCGGCTTCGGCTTCGGTCTGTGCCTGGCCTTCAGCGCGCCGGCGCTGTTTCTCGGCGACCTGCTGTTTCTCGGCGCGGGCCATGTGCTCGGCGCGGACGGCCCAGGGCCCGAAGGGGAACTTCTCGCTGCTGCGGCGTCGGGCGGCGGCTAGGCGGTCGGCGTCCAGGGTCAGCCAGGTGGCGGCGTTGCCGTGCTGGCAGTCATCTAGGGCGGCGGCAATCCAGCCGGCGTGCGGGGATTCGCCGGTGACGGCTTCGAAGGTCTCGCGTAGGCGCTCGAGGGCGGATACCTCGAGCAGGTTTCTCGGGGTCAGGTCCCGACCGCCACGGCGGCGTGCGGCGCGCTGTCCAGAAGGCGTGACGTGTGAAGGGGTGACAGGGTGGCACCCCCCGGGGGTGACAGGATGTCCGGGGGGGCCTGCCATCTTGTCAGGGGTACCCCTGACAGGATGTCCGGGGTTGACGCCGGTAGCGTCGGGCTCGAGCGGCGGCGGCTCGAGGACGGCGTAGCAGGCCGGGCGGCCGATGCGTTCGCGGCGTTGGATCAGGCCGGCGGCCTCGAGGCGGCGCAGGCTTCGGTGGACCTGGCGGGCGCTGAGGGCTGTCTTGCGGGCCAGGAAGCGGACGGGCGGGGCGATCCAGTAGGCGCCGGCGTTGGCGGCGGTGCGGGGCAGGAAGTCAACCAGGGCGGCCCAGGTGAGCTTGTCGGCCGGCTGCAGGTCGACCCGGCCGGCGATGTCGCGGTGCAGGGCGAAATACGGCTTGAGACCATCCTTGGTCATCAGCCTGTCGGTCATAGCATCAGCGCTCCTTTGCGGTCGAGGCGGGTGATCGGCACGCCGGCATCGCAGGCCCGGGCCAGCCGGGCGTAATCGTCGCGGTGGCCGGTGACGTACAGGACCCGCTCGACGCGGAAGACGGCGACGGCGGCCGGGGTGATGGGCCCGGCCGGGGGAGCGTTGCTGGTGATGAGCCCGCGGGCGTGGGCGACCAGGACGGGCATCTTCGGTCGCGGGGGCACGTGGCGGGGCCAGTTGCCCAGCGGCCAGTGGACGCCTTCGGTCTCGACGTCGGCCAGCCAGTCGCGGGGCATCGGGTAGTGGCACACCGGCAGCCAGACCAGGCCGGCCCGGTACCGCACGCCGGCCTCGCGGGCGACGTCCATCAGGCGGTCGCAAAGCGGGCAGGTCGGCCTGCAGGCGGGCCCGAGGCGGCATCGCCCGAGGGGCAACTCGAGCAGGTCCAGGGCGGTCCACCGCCGGCCGGGTTTGAGGTGCTGCCACAGGCGCGTGCCCTTGGGGATGGGCATCGGCAGCCGCCCGCAGCTGGGGGTCAGGGCTTTGGCTCGGATGACGAAGTGGCCCGGCTTGTAGACGTGCGGCGTCACCGGGCGGCCTCCTCGGCGGTGGCATTGCTGGCGGCCCATAAGGAGTGGGGCCGCATAAGGCGGCGGGCCTCGGGCATGTCCCAGGTGAAGGCGCAGGACACGTGGACGGCGGCGATGGCGTTGCGGGCCGGCCGGAATGCCGGTAGTGGCGGGTCGCCCACGAACGCGAGGCGGTCGGTTGGAGTGGCTTTCGTGCGGCGGGGGAAGACACGGATCAGGTCGCCGGGGAGGATCATGGCCGTCGGTCCTCGGCGAGCAGTCTGCGGGCCAGGTCCGTCAGGGCGTAGACGTGGACGTCGACCTTGCCATCGCTGGCGGCGCTGGGGCGCTTGCCGGAGATCTCCACCAGGACCGGCGGCATCCTGAACGCGGGCGTGTCCTTCGGGGCGTTGCCGCGCAGCCGCCATAGGCGGGCGCAGGCCTTGGGCTCGGTCAGGGCCAGGCGTCGGGGTGCGATGTCGACCAGTTCCTCGCGGGTCTTGGGCCCGAGCATCAGGAGGGTCTCCAGAATCCATCGGGCCTGGCCGGCGGCCTTGGGCAGGCCCGCGGCGGCGCCGGCCTGTTGGCTTCGGTGGCCGGCTCGCGCGACGGTCATGTCCGGGTCGGTGAACAGCGGCCCGAGTCCGGTGCGGGTGCGGGTCATGGCCGGCCCCCCCTGCCGGGCCGCCTGACGGGATGCCTGCGGGCCGCTGGCCGACATGCGATTGGCAGGCCGGCCTCAACGCGTTGCCAATATGCCAGTGTGCTGTGGCGCTGGGCGCCGCGGGGTCCGCCGTTCCACGTCCGTGCGCGCTGCTCGGCGGTTGAAGCACCGTAACGTTCCCAGTACCATTGCATTATGGTCTCGCAATGGGGGCGCGACCAGACGCGGGCGTCGTAATCCCAATCGACGCCCGCGTGCTCGCAGGCATCCCGCCAGGCGGCCCGGCCGCACTGGTAGGGTCCCAGGCTTCGGCCGCCGTCGCCGACGGCGCGATCGTCGCCGGCGGACTCGACGGTCCGGATGGCCTGGAACAATTCGGCGAGCGTGGGCTCGCCGTGGTCGATATAAGTGGCGCGGCGGCCGGCGGGGGGAGACCGGTCGCTCGCGCCGGGTCCGCCCGGGGTTTGGGAGGTCCGGGCGGTGCTCATAGGACGGGGCGAGGGGCTCGGGGAGTCTGGTTCTCCGAGACGGACGCAGTTCGGTCTCGGCACGCCATCCCGTCGCTCCGCGTGATGAAGGGTTGGCCGGGTTGCATCGCTGCCGTCGGCATCCTGCCTGTTTGCCACGAGGCGAAGGGCGACCGTGCCCGCGATGCACCCGGCCAGCAGCCACATCTGCAGCCGCCGGTCGCAGCGGCCGGCGTTACGGAGGGGCAAAACACTTTCGCGTCGGCCGGGTCCGTTCGGCCGACGTGGGGGTATAATGCGACGTGGTTGAACGGAGGTCTCATCTGTCCCGGTCAGGGACGATCCAGCGTTTTGTTCGAGGTGGAGAACATGGCATGCGCTGCCATCATCGTGAAGAATCGCGCCGCGGGCCCGGGCCTTGGCGCGCGGGCCCTGCGACGCTGGCGACTCGACCGACGTAGCCGCTGCCAGGCAGGCGTGCGTCAGCCGGTTCGTTTGTCGGGTTCTGGCAGCGGCCTGTCTCATCGCGGCGGCGATGATAAGGCCACTTTAGAAACACCCCCGGTTTTTGCGGGATGCGGGTTCGAGTCCCGCCCCTCGCATTGCGGCGACGGCGTGCGCAGCCGTCGCGGAAAACAAACGTTACGGGAGACGGGGTTACGCCAAAAAAAACTGAGACACCGTGGTATATTGTCCTTGACGGGTTGGCGGATGGGTGGTGCCAGGAGGGCTCGCCCGGTGTTCCCATGGGCCGCGCTAATGGAATGCTGCCTTGCGCGCGGCGGGTGGTGCGGGTTGGCTGCGCGGAAGGCCCGGCATCCTGCGCGCGGTCTGACATGCGGACGGGAGGCGTGCGATGGGTAGCCGGGCACAACGTGACGCCCGGGGCGCGTCGCCCGGCGGGGCAATGTCGCCGATGCTGGAATCGTCGGCGGCCTTCCTCGGCATGCTCGCGTTGCGGGCAAAGGACAAACAGGTGCGGGCGTCGGCCGCGATAATCCGGCGGTTTGTCTGGACGGCCGGCATCAGCGAGCCGGGTCAGATCACCGCCGAGGCGGTGGCGGCCTACCTGGGGGAGATGAAGCGTGCGGGCCGGTCACCGAAGACGCTGCACAACCACGCGACCGCCCTTCGGACGTTCTGTGATTTCCTCGTGCGGGTCAGGCATGTGCTGGCGGCGAATCCGTGCGCGGACGTCCGGTTGCCTGACCTGGAAGAACGGCCGCCGGTCTGGTTGTCGCAGGGCGAGTTGGCCGTGGCCCTCGACGTCGCCCGGGCAAACGACATCGTCGGCGAGTTGATCATCCCGTTGGCGACCGGTCTGCGGCGCGGCGAGATGACGCGGCTGCTGTGGGCGGACGTCGACGTGGCCCGGCGGACGCTGCTGGTCTGCAAGAGCAAAGGCAGACGCCCGCGGTCGGTGCCGCTGTCGGACCTGGCGGTCGAGGCCTTCGAGCTGCAGCACCGGAAAACCGGCGGGTTCAGGTTCGTGTTCCCTGGCCGCACGTGCCGGCGCGACGGCGGCGACTGGGTCGACCGGCCTCGGGGGCAGAATACCTGGCGGCGTTTGTTCCTTCCCATCCAGGAGGCGTTGCCTAAGCTGCAGGGCCTGGTCGGCACCGGGCGGATGTATCACACCTTGAGGCATACGTTTGCGAGCCTGGCCGCCCAGGGGAACGTGAACCTTTACAAGCTGGCCCGGTGGATGGGCCATCGGGACATTCGGACCACGGAGATCTACGCGCATCTACGCGACGGGTATGACCGGGACATCGAGCGAGGCTCGGCGTTGGCGCCCGGCGTGCTGTCGGGAAGGAGACGGGAATGTTCAGACGAATGACGGTGATGGCGATTCTGGCGGTCGGTCTGCTGGGCTGCGAGGTACCGGAGAACGGCGGCAGCAGCCGGCCGCCGGCAGAGCAGGCGGCCATTGACGCGGTGAAGGCCACGGTCCGGTCGGAGGTGTGGGTCTCGGACTGGCAGTGCGGCCCGATGTTCGACGGCGGCTTCGGCGTGATGGGCGAAGGCGACGGCGCCTACTGGGTAGATCCTGCCGGTAAGGTTTGGGCGGCGAACGGCACGGCGAAGACTTGGTCGCCCGATGTGCCATACGCCAAGGCCGGCGTCGACATCGATTCGGTGCATCGGGCGGTGAAAGGCCTGTATCGGGATTGACCCGGGCGGCGGCGTTACGGGGCCCGTGGCGCTGCCGATCGGTGGCGCCACGGCGGCGGCGTCACACCAGGGCGGCGATGGCCCAGGCGGCGGCCAGGCCCAGTTGGGCGACCCAGCAGGCGAGAATCGCCAGGGCCATGCAAACGACCCAGTTGTGAAGCCACCACCGCCATAGCCGGCGCAGCCGGCGGCGGCGGGCGGGGACGGGTTTGCTGGCAGCGGTCATGGGGGCATCCTACCGCAATCGGCCGGCGATGTCGACGCGATCTTCCCTTAGGACGTGACGGGGTCCGTGCGGGGTCGGTAGGTCAGCGGGCCGCCCGTCCAGGGCTTTTGCTTGCGGCGCCAGCGGCGGCGCCGCTTCGGCTTGCGGCCGCCGTCGACCAGGATCACCAGGCCGGCGGGTAGCCGCCCGCGGCGGGGGATGCCGGCCAGGCGTTTGATGGCGGCGCGGGCCTCGATCCGGGTCGCGGCGTGGACCTCGATGGCGCCGGCGGGCAGGCTGCACTGGTATCGGTGGACGCGTTGGGCCATGCCGCTTCTGTCGGTCGCGGTCTACGCCCTCGGTGAGCGTGGCGGGCGCTATACGAGGGCGGGCTCTGGCCGGCGATGCCGCTGACGAGGCGGCCGGGCCACAGGGGGCCTGTGCGGCGTTTTCTCGGGGTCGGGGCGTGTGTCGGGGCCATCCGGGGCGTGATCGCGTCCCACGCGTGGCCTGGGGCGTGCTGGCCGGCCTTCTGTGCGGTGCTCCACCGGGTTTTCCGGGTCGGCGACGGCGTGGAACTCCGCCCGGGCGGCGCCGGCTTCGATTTCGGCCAGCTGCAGGGCCTGCTGCAGCCGCTCCTGGGGTGTCGGCGGGCGGTCCAGGCCCAGGGCCACGCGTTCGGCGTGCTCGCGTTCGGCGTGCTGCATGGCTTCGCTGAAGTTGGCCATCGACCGCTGGGCCTCGCGGACGGTCATCAGGCCCACGCGCATGGCCTCCAGGACGCTTTGGGCGAAGTCGGCCAGGCGGCATCCGCCGGCGGCGGCCATGCGGTGTGCGGCGGCGCTGGCCCTGGACAGGCTGGCCCGGTGGGCCATGCAGTAGCCGGCGGGGAAGGTGCGGGCGCTCAGTCGCAGGCCGGGGTTGGGCATGCCATCGAGGACGCGTCGGACTTCGGCCTGGGCCTCGGGGGTCATGCTGGCGTCGAGGGCCTCGGCGTCGAGGGCGTAGGTGGTCTCGGCTTCGACCAGGGTGCAGCGCAGCGGGTCGCCGGGCTCGCGTCTGATTGTGAAGGCGATTTCGGGGCGGGTCTCCTGGCGGACCTGCAGGGGCGTGAAGTCGACGGGGGCGCCGGCCGGGATCGGTTCTCTGGCGGTGGCGGTCATGGCGATCATCCTATCCGAAGCGGCGGGCGGCATCGATGGCCACGGCCCGGTCGAGTTCGGCGTAGGTCTCGGCGACGGCCAGGCTGTGCTGGCCCAGCAGCGCCCGGGCGGCCTCCAGGCCCAGTTCGCGGCGGATGCGGGTGGCGGCGGTGTGGCGCAGCTGGTTCGGCGACCAGGCGGGGATAAGCTGCCGGTTTCCGGCCATCTTGCGGTCGCGGTTGGCGCGGTCGATGGCGTATTGCACCGCTCGCCAATAGGACCGGGACGTCCATCGCTGTCCTGGGGGCCGGCGGCGGCGGCCGACCGATCGGTCGGGGCGGTGGCGGATGCGGCGGGCCAGGCGCCGGCGGCGGTCGCGGCGTTCGCGGGCGGCCAGGGCCGGGGTGAAGACGGGGGCATCAAGAGCTTTCCCCTTCCGCATGTAGGGGTCGAGGACGGCCTGGGCTTTTGGGCCGATCGGGACGTCGCGGGCCTTGCCGTGGTGGAGCGTCTTGTGCATCGGTGGGCGGTACATCCAGACCTTGCCGGTGCGGTCGACGTCGACGGCCCGCAGGGCGCAGATCTCGCCCGGCCGCATGCCGGTCAGTAGCTGCAGGCGGACCATCGCCTGCAGGCTGGCCGGCAGATATGGCAGCGTGGCGTCGACCCAAGTCTCGGCGACCGGTTCGACGGGGTCGGTCTCGCGTGCCGGCGAGCGGCCGCGGCGCAGGCCCTTGACGCTGGCCAGGGCGGCGTCGGCGCCCGGGGGCACGAGTTCCTCGCTGGCCGCCCAGGTCCAGGCCCGGCGTATGCGACGGGTCATGGCGTTGACGGTATTGCGGGCCAGCTGGCGGTCGACCAGTTGCTGGCGGATGGCCTTCAGCAGGCGGGGCCCGAGATCTGCGGCGGGCCGGTCGGCGACCACGTCCAGGGCGGCCAGGGCTCGGCGCATGTTGTCGGCCTCGCCGGTGGGCGTGCCGTCGGGGCGGCGGTAGTACTGCACGGCGTGCTCGAGGTACCGGGTGACGATCTGACCGATCGTCATTTCTGCCGGCGGCGGGCCCTCGAGCGGAAGATGGGCGCTGTCGGTCATGGCGATCTCCTTCGCGGTCTGTTTGTACCATGCGGCCCGGGCCGGCCCAAACGCTACGCCGGCCGGCTTGCAGCTGACAGGCGGGCCCGCCAGCGCGTGGCCTCGGCCAGGGTCATGTTCGGGTTCCAGAACGCGACGTCCTGGCGGGCGGGGTTGGCACCGACGGTCAGCAGGGCCATGTCCATGTCGGGGCTGATGCGGCCGGCGGCCTCGAGTTCGGTCCAGGCCGGCGTGCCCGGGTAAGGCACGAACATGAAGAGGCCGCTCTGCCTGAAGGCGGGCCCGGTGTGCTCGCGGATGAAGCGTTCGGTGATGGCCAGGTCCTCGGCGACCTCGCCCGGTGTGCCGACGATGAAGCTGGCTCGGACCTGCACGCCGACGTCGGCGGCGGCGGCGATCAGGCGTTCATTGTCGGTGACGTCCAGGTGGGGTTTGAGGCGTTTGAAGAGGGCCGGGCTGGCGGTCTCCATCCCGATCGCCAGCCATTCCAGGCCCAGGCATTTCTTCATGAGGCCGATCAGTCGGCGGTCGGGGTTGGCGGCGGACCAGGTGCAGCCGGTGACGCGGAAGGCCCGCGGCGCGCCGCGGTCGATGAGGGCATGGACCAGTTTCTCGACCCAGGTGGGGTCGGACCCGAAGTGGAGGCCCTGGAAGGTGACGCGCCCGGGCTGCCGACGGCGGTAGTGCTCGGCGACGGCGTCGGCCACGTGGTCGGGGTCGAAGCGGGAGACGGCCGGGCTTCCGGGCACGCGCCAGGCCCGGCTGGCGCCGCAGAAATAGCAGCAATACGGACAGCCGCGCGTGGCGATGCACTCGATGTGGCCGGGGCCAACCTCCATGTAGACCGGCAGGTGGCTCTGGTCGGCCAGGCTGAGGCGTGGGCGGTGGGGCCCGCGGACCAGGCTGTGTTTGCCCCAGATGGCCGTGCCGGCGATGCCGAGGGCGGCGTGGGCGGTCGGGCCCGCGGCGGTGGTCTCGGCGGCGAGGGCCTCGAGGACCTCCACGAATGTCTCCTCGCCCTCGCCAATGACGCCGATGGCGCCGTCGGGCAGGTGGACGGGGATGCAGGTCAGGTGCGGGCCGCCCATCACCACGGCCTTGCCCGCGGCGATCAGGCGTTCGGCCAGGGCTCGGGCCGGCGGCCAGGCGCCGGTGACGCTGCTGATCGCGTAGACGTCGGCGTCGCTGGCCTCGAGGTCGGCGGCGGTCCTGCGATGCATCAGGTCGACCGGCAGGCCGGCGTGCCTGGCGTGGGCGGCGAGGGATTCGAAGGCGAGATGAGGGACGGCGGCCCAGCGGCTGTCGGCCTCGGTGTAGCTGCGCCAGCAGGCCAGGCGGATTCTCTTGCTCATGGCGGTCTCCAGGTGCGGCTTGTGTTCTATCGGCGCCGGCGGTACCCGACCCGGGCGCCCGGTGTCGGCCATCCTACATCGGCGGCTCGTGGTCGGTCGGGCCTTGGGCCTGGTCCTGGCTTGGTGGTCGCTCGGGTGAAGGAGTACTCCTCATCACCGGGGCGGTGGTTGCCCGGCCCGTTGTCACCTTCCTGGAAGGGGCCGATCGCCAGCGGGCCCGACCGACCACAAGCTAAGTAAGCCTTTTCCCAAGCTCGGGCGCCGGGGCCTGGAAGACCGGGCGGCGAGGGGTCGACCGCGAACGCAGGCCGCCCCCCCGCCGTTGGTCAGGGCGCCAGGTCCTCGAGGAACGATTCGGCAGCGACGAGCACGCGGTTCAGATCGGCCGGGGTGACGGCGCT